AACATAGGTGCTAAAGAACAATTAAGTAAAACACCTTTAGATGTAATAGAGGGTATAGGATTTACTGGTATTAAAAAATGGTTTAGCGAAAGAGCATATAGTAAATCATCAGCAGAAATTGCAGAAGCTCTTGTAAGTAAAGAGGGTATTGATGCGTTTATAGATTTAGCTCAAAATTGGAAAAATAAAAACAAAGCTGTTACTTTAATAAGAACTGTAACTATTGGCACAGATGAGTTGGAATAATGGCTACACAATCACAAAAAAATTCAGAACAGATTATAAAATTACAAGGTGAAATGAAGTTAATACACAACAAGATTTCAGTAATTAAGGATAACCATTTATCTCACTTAGAAATTAAGGTGACGAATGTTTATAAACTTTTATGGGCAGTCGGTCTAATAAGTCTAAGTTCCCTAGTAAGCCTAACAGTAAATCTACTAAGCTAACTACAAATGTTAAAGGTACAATTGGTGAGTACCAAGAAATAGTTGATCTAACAAAACAAGGTTATTGGGTTGCAAAAGCTGTAGATCCACAATGTCCTTTTGATTTAGTTGCTGTAAGTCCTGATGGCAAGATACAATTGCTAGACATAAAAACTAACACATACAGAAAACACATAAAACCATATCGTAGAAAAATATGGCGTTCACCAACTGCCAAGCAAAAGAAGTTAGGCATAAAAATTAAATTAGTAGATCATGGAAACGAATTATGAAAGTAAGTAGCGAATCTTCTATCAGTATGCCTATGAAGAATCTTATTTCTATCATAGCTGCTGTAGCGGTAGGAGTATGGGCATATTTTGGTGTAGTTGAAACTCTTAATAAGCATTCAACAGAACTAGAGTTAATGCAAAAAGATTTAGAAGCTAACTCAGAATTTAGAATTAAATATCCTAGAGGTGAACTTGGTCAATCAAGTGGTGAAGCTGAATTATTTATGCTTGTGGAACATTTAAGCGGTTTGGTTGAGCAGTTAGAAATAGAAGTAAAAGGCATGAGAAACAATGCTGTCAATATAGAATTTTTAAAAAGCAGAACAGAAAAATTAACAGAAGATGTTGAGAAACTAATTAGAAATGGAAATGGTCACTAATGGTAGAAATAGTTTTTGCACTTCTTTTAATAATAGATAACGAAATTGTAGAGCATCGTATAAAAAATACATTAAGCGATTGTTTAAAATCTAAGCGTTACGCTATGAAAGACAAAAAACCTGGTGATAGAGTTCAATATCAATGTATTAAATCTAAAGCAAATATTGAAATTTATATGGGTGAGAAAAAAATTACATCATTAATTTTAGATTGATGAAAAAGCCAAACAAAAAACGCAACCCTGTTGCTAAACAATTAAGACATTACAAAAAACAAGTTATTAAAAGTAAGAAAATTTATGATCGGAAAAAACTTAATGGTATTTATTGATAAACTTTTTTTAAGGTTTTTTAGTTATATGGATGATGTCTGTGAAGATACAGCTAATCTAGTAATGCAAAAACCAAAGAAAAATAAAAAGAAAAAATGCAAATCTTGTCATTGTAATTGTCATTGTGAGGATGACTTGCATAACCATTGGTACGATAAAGACATTTGTGTTTGTGAGGGTTGTCAATGCTAGGAGAAGATTATGAAAGTATTAGAAAAAATTGTTTTAGCCATAGAATGTTTTTGCAGAAAAATTTACTCAAAGGTTTGGTATTACAGAATTACACTAACAACAAATCTAAAAAGGAAAACTAATGTACGAAGAATTAAAAAACGAAGTTAAAGAGTGTGAGGGTTATGTCAATAAAATATACAAATGTTCAGAGGGTTTTGACACTATATTTTATGGTCATAAAGTTTTACCTGAAGATAATTATGAACATGGTGTTGAGTATCCAAAAGAATTAGGTGAGGAAGTTTTTGAAAAAGATTTCCAAAGAACAGTAGATGCTGCTGAAAGACTTATAGGTGACAGACCAATAAACCATGTAGCAAAAGAAGTAATTATAAACATGGTGTACCAAATTGGTGAGGGTGGCGTATCAAAATTTAAGAATATGTGGAAAGCATTAGACACAGAAGATTATAGTGAAGCTAGTGTCCAAATGCTTGACAGCTTATGGGCAAAACAAACACCAGCAAGAGCTGGTAAGTTAGCTGGTAAAATGCGATCTGCAAAATTATAGGAGGTTACTATGTGGTTAAGTCTAGCAACTAAATTAGTTCCAGGTATTTTAAAAACTGGAATGTCTATTGCAGCAAACAGAAGAAAAACAAAAGAATTAGAATCTGTAGCTGAAATGAAATTAGCTGAAAGAATGGCTAATGGTGAGGTAGAGTTTAAGAAAGCTGTCATAGACTCACATAAAGGAGATTGGAAAGATGAATTTTGTCTTATACTAATCAGTATCCCTTTGTTACTTTTAGCTTGGTCTGTGTTTAGCGATGATCCTAACATCCAAGCAAAGATAGATATATTTTTTGACAAGTTTGCAAACCTACCTATGTTCTACCAAGCTTTGGTGGTCGGTTCATTTTCAACAATTCTAGGTATTAAGGGTGTTTCTACTTTTAAGAAAAAGTAATGTCAGACAACACAGATCTAATTAACGAATATAAAGAACAAGTTCGTATCCTAAAACAAGAAGTAGCAGAATTACAAGATGCTGGTAAGTCAAAAGATAGTGCTAATAAAAGATGCTTACAAAAGCTAGAGCATAGCCAACTAGATTTAGAACAAGCAAATAAAAAAGTTAAAGATTTAGAAGATCAAATAAAAAAATTAAACAAGAAAGATAATTAATGAATTATGTCCTTTATTTAATATTATGTTCAGGTGTTACAAGTTCTTGCCTAGAACCTTACAAATATCCTAATAACTTTGCTGATAGTTATTCTTGTATGTTAGGTGGCAACAATCAATCTATTATTAAATTAGAGGATATTGGAAAAGATAAAGTAAATGAAAATAAATTTTACATAAAATTTATTTGTACTGAAGAACCTAGAGTAGGGCTTGGTACATAATGGCAATATATCAAGGAAGAAAAGTTACACTTAATAAACCATTTAGATTGCCTAGTGGCAGTTCTAAAAAGAGTGGTGT